TGGATGACCGTTTGCGTGGTGATTTGAGCTTCAATCCAAATCTCTATTACCAGATGACATTCAGCTTCAACCCTGTTTCTGCCAGGCACTGGATAAAGGAAAAATACTTCGACACAGTAAATCCGGATATTTTCACTCATCAAAGCACGTACCTGCAGAACAGATTCATCGATGAAGCGTATCATCGAAGGATGCTGATGCGTAAAGAACGCGATCCGGAAGGATACCAGGTATATGGCCTTGGTGACTGGGGAGAGACTGCAGGACTGATTTTTCATAATTACGAAGTAAAAGACCTGGATAAAAATTTGGAGCATTATGACGATATCTGCATCGGTCAGGATTTTGGCTATAATCACGCGAACGCCATTTTGTTGCTTGGATGGAAGGATGCAGAAATCTACATTCTTTCTGAAATCTATGGCTACGAAAAAGACACGAACGAATGGATTCAAATTGCCGAAAAGAAGAAGCTGAGCAAAAAGAAGAAGATGTACTGCGATTCTGCAGAACCAGATCGAATCAAAATGTGGCGCAAAGCCGGTTATATGGCAGTTCCTGTTTCTAAAGAGCAAAACAGTGTGATAGCACAGATTGACTGGCTCAAACAGAGGAACATCTATATTGATCCATCTTGTCAGAACGCCATAAAAGAGATCAGCCAGTACAAATGGAAAAAGGATGAGAAGTCAAACTCATACCTTGATGAGCCTGTCAGCGTATTTGACGATGCAATGGCTGCATTGCGATACGGTATTGAAGAGTGGCGAAAAAATAAAATAGCTAGAATGAACAGGCTGGAAAGTTTGAATTATGAAGAAGATTTTTAGAATGAGAAGCGATGAGGAGCTGACCATAGAAAAGCTGGCGGAATTTGTTGCTAAATCGAAAAGATTGAATAACATGCGTTATATTCCTTTAGCCAAAACCTATGAATCAGACTTTGAAATCCTTCATAGACCAAGAAAACCAAAATACAAGCCAGACAATCGGCTCGTTGTGAATTTTGCCAAATATGTCGTTGATACGTTCAACGGCTTTTTTATTGGCAATCCAATCAAAACAACGTGTGACGTAGAGGAATTGGCAAATACAGTTGAATTCATTCAAAAGTACAACGACCAAGACGATAACAATGCTGAGCTTTCTAAAAAGATGAGCATTTTTGGCCGTGCTTATGAAATGTACTTTGTCGATGAGAATAAGCAGATTGGAATTACATATCTTGATCCAACAGAAGCATTCATGATTTACGATGATTCAATCACGGAAAACCCTTTGTATTTCGTTCATTTTTACAAAGATGCCAATGACGTTGAAAGAGGATCTGTATCAGACAACAGAACGATTCGATATTTCAGTTCAGAAAATGGTCCGATAAAGTGGACTGGTGAAGAGGTTATTCATAATTTCAATGGAGTACCAGCAACAGAATTTATTGAAAACGAAGAAAGAATCGGACTGTATGAACCAGTCATCACACTAATAAATGAGTATTCGAAAGGCATCTCCGAAAAATCCAACGATGTAGATTATTTTGCGGATGCCTATATGAAGGTGCTGGGAGCCAAACTGAACAAAGAGGATCTGAAAGATTTGCGCAATCAGCGAATCATCAACCTCGAATCAGGCATGGATGAGAATATTCAAGTTGACTTCATGCAAAAGCCGAATGCAGACGATACCCAGGAACATCTGCTAGATAGAATTGAGCGGCTCATCTTCCTGATCACAATGGTTCCAAACGTATTTGATGAAAGTTTTGGAACATCTTCAGGAATTGCGATGCAGTACAAACTCTTTGGAACGCGAAATATGTTCACTTCCAAATCCAGAAAATTCGAATCTGGAATGAATCGCAGATGGAAGATCATTTTCTCTAATCCGCTCGTTAAAGCCAATGAAGATGACTGGGTGAAACTGCGATACAAATTCACTCCAAATATTCCTGCTAATACTTCAGAGGAAGCACAGACAGCTTCTCAGCTTAGCGGAATCGTTTCCCAGAGAACACAGCTCGAAACACTGTCCATTGTCGATAATGTCCAGGATGAATTAAACCGAATCAAAGAAGAAAACGAAGAAAAGACGCTCGATCTGTATGATGAGCGTCTTTTTGATTCCAATGAATCCAATCAGGAAGAGCAGAATAGTGAGGATCATGAATGAGTGGCAGCAGTTCCTATTGGAAGAAGCGAGAACAAGAGGAAGAAGCAGCCAGACAAAAATACATTGAAAATGAAGTAGCTTACCAAAAGGAAATTGATGAAATTTATGCATCTCAAATAAAGTCCATCAATGACCAGATTTACGCTTTCTATGCTGCATATGCATCCAAGGAAGGACTGACAATGGCAGAAACCAAGAAAGCAGTCTCTAACCTGGATATAAAAGAATACGCCAAGAAAGCGAAGAAATACGTTGCCGAAAAGGACTTCTCGAACCAAGCGAATGAGGAGATGCGTATTTATAACCTGACAATGAAAGTCAACCGTCTGGAGCTCCTAAAGGCCAATATCGGACTGGAATTAGTTTCCTCAACAAATGAACTTCAGAAATACTTTGACCAGATTCTGACTTCCAGAACATTAGAGGAATTCAAGCGCCAGGCAGGCATCCTTGGATCTACAGTCCAGGACAATTCCAAGTTTGCTGAAACGATTGTCAATGCTTCATTTCATAACGCTACTTGGAGTGACAGAATCTGGGCTAACCAGGAATATTTGAAAGCTGAACTAAATAAGACGCTTTCAAACGGATTGATCCAGGGGCTGAACCCAAGAGCACTGGCTCCTTCTATTGCAAAGAGTTGCGGAGTTTCCAAAAAGAACGCTCTTCGATTGATGAGAACGGAATTAGCCAGGGTTCAGACTCAAGCTCAAGTCGAGTCCTATAACAGAAACGGCTACGATGAATATATTTTTCTTGCAGAGAGAACAGCATGCACGGAATGCCTGGCAATAAACGGAAAGGTATTCAAGGTCGCTGATGCAGAAGCCGGAGACAATTTGCCTCCGATCCATCCAAACTGCAGATGCAGTACAGCCGCTTATATCGATGAAAAAGCCTATGATCAGTGGCTTAAAGCTAAAGCAAATGGAGAAACCAATGCTTCATTTGAGGAGTGGAAGCAAAACAACGAGAGCTACGCAAGCAAGGCATCAAGCAGGCTGGATAAAGAAACGCTCCAAAATTATAAAGCTGTTGAAACTTCTGATCAGATAACAGAAGTGGAAAGAAGAGGCGGAAAAATTGAAACGAAGCGTATCACATCTGTCAAGGATCTGGAGCTTTATTGTTCTACAGAGGTTAGTCTTAAACCGAGAGAACAGAAAGACTTAACAAAACGAATCAGAGAGTGCGTTGGCATTATCAGAAAGCATTACGATGTGCAAAGAGATGTGCCTAAGATTGTAATTCTATCCGATGAACAAATAGGAAATGGGACAGTAGCTTCTTTTGGAGCTGTTAGCAATACTATTTTCATTCCTAAGAAAATGTGTTTAAGCAAGGCAACAACGCAATTACAAGCAGGTACAAGTGCTGATAATGATTCAAGGAGCACGTTATATCACGAATTTCTGCACTGGGCTCAAGCTGATTCGTATGAGAAAAAATTTGGAAGCATAACCATAGAAAATAATTTAGATTATCTTGACTATATAAACGATGTTGCCAGAAGCAAACTCAAGCAGTTGGACATCAACGAACTGAAAGCATATAATATAAGTGAATATGCAGGGGCTAGTTTTTTAACAGATGCCAACGAAACTTTAACAGAGATGTTGGTTCAAGATCATCTAAAAAAATAACTGAAAGGAGAGGTTATGCGTTTTACTATTACACCTAGAATGGATGAATTGATTGCAAATTTTAAAGGTTGGTTTGTTGATAATCCAGACTCTAGAGATGTAATAATGAAGCCAGATACTCCTGCTAATGTTGTGCTAGACTATCTTGAATTTAGGAAAATTGTCGATGGATTTTACGAATATGAAGAATGTCACAGATCAAAAGTAAAGCTTTATGTTGGTGATAGATATATCGCAGATATTTAAACCGTTCTTTCGAACGGTTTTTATTTTGGAAAGGTTTAAAAATATGTCTTCAAATGATATGCCAGTAATTTTCTACAAAGTACTTTCTTACCTGTATGAGCAGATTAAAGAAGGCACATGGGTAAATTACAAGGATCTTCAAGAAAAATCTGGTGTTGCATACATTCCAGTTTCTTATTTTCGGATGATTATTCATGAGCTGCTGCATAAGGACTTTGCACAGGAGAGTTTATCTCCGAAAACCGGAAATTCATTAACTATTACTTGGGATGGATATTGCTTTCTTGAAAATCATGCAAATCTAAAGGAATATATATGATCACAATCGAAAAAAGAGAAAACCAAATAATAGTCACTGGCCATGCTTTATATAATCCAGGCAATGACATTGTATGTGCAGCTATATCAGCTTTTACGTACAATTTGTACAATTCTATCAATTTATTGACATGGAATTATGCATCCGTGGATGATGACAACAATACTCTTGTACTTACATTCAAGGATGCCGAAGACTATGACACCAATTTGCTTGTACAATCCTATATCCTTGGATGCAAGGCAGTTGCTAAGGAATATCCTGATCATGTCAAAGTATGCATTGAAAACTGAAACAGCAAAAGCCTATTTGCGTTGTCCTTAATGGATGGCAAATAGGCTTTTTATGTACACAAAATTTTGTCCAACGTGATGACATTAAACTCATGGCTTTTGTCGAACATGGAGACACTAAACCCAAGGAAAAGAAGCGTCCAACGTGATGACGTAAAACTCATGGAGGAGACATTATGAATAAAAACTTTTTTGCTTATCGCTTTATTCCTTTAAATTTACGAAGATTCGATGAAGGTGACGGAGCCCAGGCTCAAGCCGCTAATCATGCAGGCAATGAGCCGCAAAACAAAGATGGTGAGAATCCACAAGTCAACTTCACAGAAGAGCAGACGAAAGAAATAAATCGTCTGATTCAGCAACGCGTAGAGCGCGAACGAGCCAAAGCCACCAGAGATGCCGAAAAAGCTGCCAAAGAGCAAGAAGAAGCTCAACGCTTGGCAAGTATGACGGAATCTGAAAAAGCGGCTCAGCGTATCAAAGCTCTGGAAGATCAGTTGAATCAGATGACTGCGGCTCAGCAGAAAAATACAATGATGGACCAAGTCAGGGCTACTCTTCGTGAGAAGAATCTTTCTTTTGACGATACAATCGTTGCTACTTTGGCAAAAGATACAGCAGATGATACAAAAGCAGCCATTGATTCATTTGCTGATGCTTTCCAAAAGGCGGTTGAAGAAGCCGTTAAGAAGCAAGTCAATGTAACTACCCCTAAAACCGGTGCACAGGCAGATAAGGGAATTACAAAAGATGAAATCTTGAAAATAAAGAATAGAGCCGAACGGCAAAAGCTTATCGCTGAACATTTAGACTTATTCAAATAGGAGATAACCATGGAAGAATTATTGCTCAATCTGACGCGCTTTGATGCTGAAGAAAACGCTACTCTCAGCACAGATCTTGCGCCAGCGATTACGATTGACCATCTCAACAAATTAACCGAAAACATCAAAACCCTGAACGAAATCATTTCTGTAAACGAACTGGTTCCGATGACTGGAGATACAATCCGTATCTACAAAACCGCTGTTAAGACAAAACCTTCTGCAAATGTAAAAGAAGGCGAAATTATTCCGCTGACCGAAGCAGAACGTAAGCTTGTAAAAGAAATCAAGCTTGAGCTGAAAAAGTATCGCAAATCTACAACTGCTGAAGCAATCCAGAAAGTAGGTCGTGACCGAGCTATCAATGACACAGATGCCGTACTGGTAAAAGTGGCTCAGAAAGATATCAAAGATGGATTCTTTGAAAACCTGTCCACCGGAACAGGAACAGCAACTCCAGGTGGCGCAGGATTCCAGCAAGCTGTTGCAGCTGCCTGGGGAGCTGTTCAGACAGCTTATGAAGATGTCGATGCTACACCAATTTACTTTGTTAACCCAAGTGACCTGGCTACATACTTAGGATCTGCACAGATTACAATGCAGACAGCTTTTGGACTGTCCTACATTGAAAACTTTGTTGGTCTTGGCACTGTATTTGTATCCCCGTCAATTCCAGCCGGAACAGTCAAAGCAACCGCAAAAGAAAACCTGTTCTGCGGTTATGTTCCAGCTGATACGTCCGACATGGCGCAGACATTCAACCTTACATCCGATGAAACCGGACTGGTTGGTATGAGCCACTATGTAGTCGGAGAGCGCGCAGCTATCGATACCCTGATTATTACTGGCGCTGTGTTCTATCCAGAAGCTGCAGATCGTGTCATCAACGTGAATATTGCTACTGAATGATGCTAAAAGACGTAAAGACGCTGTTGGGGATTGAATCGGATGATTTAGACGACAAGCTTAAGACGCTGATTGAGATGACCAAGCAGCGTCTTTGTCGTTTGTTACAAACCGATTATGTTCCAAGCGACCTGGAATACATTGTCGTTGAAGTAACAGTGCGCAGGTATAACCAGATCGGCTCAGAAGGAATGGACGGACACACTGTACAAGGAGAAACCATTTCTTTTTCTTCCAACATTTTTTCTGGCTTCATGGACGAAATCAATGCTTGGAAAGATGAACAGTCAAGAGGGCTCATAGAAAAGGTGAACTTTATATGAGGTATGACACTCCGATTTACTTTCAAAAAACAGGAAAATCAACGTACAACAAAAAAACCGGAAATCACGAAGCTGGCAGCACTGTGGAAACAACGGTTTATGCATCTGTATCCAGTGCAGAAGCTGATGCAGTCCAATTGATTTACGGAGTTTTGAAACAGGATGTGATGATGGTGCATTTGCAAAATCAATATAAAGATCCATTTGATTTTGTTCGAATCGGAAGTAAAATCTATCGTCCTGATTACGTAAAAAGACTAAGAACGAAAGAAATCATGTACTTATCCGAGGTTCAGCCATGTCCAGAGTAACAATTTCCGGAATTTCAGAGCTTGCCAGCAAGCTGAAATCCAATTGTGATTTGAACGATGTAAAAACAGTCGTCAAAAAGAATGGTGCTCAGCTGCAACAAAAGGCAATGCAAAAATGCCCAGTGGATACAGGTACTCTGAAGCGTTCCATTGGATTGGAGATTAAAGATTCTGGTTTCACTGCAGTTGTAGAGCCAACCGCTCACTACGCTCCATATGTCGAATATGGCACGCGAAAAATGCACGCTCAGCCATTTGTACGTCCTTCGTTAGAAGAGCAAAAAAGCATATTCAAAAACGACCTTAATCAGCTGATGAAATAGGAGGATTGTATGGATACAACTATTTCTGAAGTAACAAGCGCACAGCAAGAATTTTTTTCTGAAGTATATGTAAGACTCAACGATGCATACCCAGACATCGTTTTCGATGGATTTTTGCCAGCCGAAAGCACGCCATACCCATTTATTTATCTTGGAAGCACCAATGACAGAGACGATACGTTTGCAAAGAGCGGATGCATCAAAGAACTGACGCAAACGATTCACGTATGGCACAGCGATCCTAGAAAAAGAGGCGACATGTCCAGAATGATGGAACGTATAAAGAACGAGGTGCGCCAAATAGAGTACACAGATACTTATTACTTTTATAGAAAGATAATCAATTCTGATATTCTCACAGACACGTCAACTTCCACTCCTCTCATGCATGGAGTGATTGAGGTTGAAACGAAATATTGCAGGAGATAAATATGATTAAAACTATGATGAATCTGCAGAGATTTGCAGAGGAAAAACAAGTTGTTGCCGGCACTAAGATTGTTTATCTGTACCGAATTGCCGAAGAAGCATCCACAAACGATGCAACAACTTTAGCTTTCACTACCGAAAACAGCCGAAGC